ACAAAAAGCAAAAGTCCTCGAAATCAGACGATTTCGAGGACTTTTGGTACACTCAGACTCCCCAAAATCGAACCCTGTCGCTTCTTCGGCGGCGGGGTTCTTTTCTACCCGGAAAGTCTTGGTTTTGCAAGAGGTTAGGTTATATGCGGTAGTGATTTTATATCCGTCAGGTTCGTCCCACACTGTAACGGAATTGACGAGCAAATCAATGAGCCGCCTGCGGAAGTCTTCGTCTTCGATATTCCCGTATTTGAACTGGCTCAACCAGAATACGATCTGGTCACGGTCAATTCGGTAGACGAATTTTTCCTCAGCTTTGATCTCTTTGTTGAGGGTCTTCTTTTCATGTTCGAGCTGGACAAGTCGGTTCATCAATGTTTCGGAAGCAATACCCTTTTCAATGGCAGCGGTGATATTTGTGATTGACTTTTCGACCTCCGATAACTGAGCGGTCAACTGCGGAATGTGTGTGTCGTTTATTAAATCCTGTTCACTCTGCTGGATTGCCATGTCTGCAATTTCATCAATGAGTTGATCGGTCAAAAGGTTGAGAGCGTCACGGGCTACTATCCCTTCAATATAATCTTTTTTCAAAGGTCGCTTGTCACACCCAAGTTTTCTCTTTTTCGTGTAGCAGGAATAGTAGTGGTAGACCTTGCCATGTCTACCGGCTCCGCTTTCACCGTTCATAGAAGCCCCACAATGACCGCAGAACAGCTTTCCAGACAAGAGGTAATCTACCTTAGCCTTGCCCCTTGCGGGGGCTGTGGCGGTCTTAGAAAGCCGCCGCTGTACCGTTTCAAACAGTTCCTTATCAATGATGGCGGGAATACCATTTTCAATGACAATATCCTTGTAGGTATAAGTGCCGATATAGCGAGTATTACGGAACATGGCCTTAAAGCTACTGCGGTTGAACTCCGTGTTTTTGGCGGTCTTATATCCAGCGGAGTTAAACTTTCGGCAAATGTCAGCGACACTTTCACCGTTGGCATAAAGAGAGAACGCTTCCTGAACGATGTGGGCGGTGTCGGGGTCAACGACCAGTTTGTGATTTTCCACCTTGTACCCAAGGGGGATATGACCGCCTACACTGTGGCACTTCAAGGCGGACTCACGCATACCTCTTGTGACCTTCTGCGACAGCTCGGCGGAGAAAAACTCAGCCATACCCTCTAACACAGATTCCAAAATGATACTCTCAGGGCTGTCGGTAAGGTGTTCTGTGGCGGAGAGGACTTTCACGCCGTTCTTCCGCAGACGCATTTTCATAATTGCGCTATCGTTGCGGTTACGAGCAAAACGGTCGAGCTTCCAGACGATGACATATTCCCAATTCTGCTTTGCGCTATCCGCAACCATTTCCATGAGGTGAACTCGCTTTTCCACATCTTTGTGAGCGGTCGTTGCTCGGTCAACATAGATTGCTACAATGCGGTAGTGGTTTGCTTTACAGAAGGCACGGCAGTCACGAAGCTGCCCTTCAATGGATTGGTCACTTTGGCCTGTGGAGCTATACCGAAGATAGAGAGCAACATCCTGATCGCCATTGTAAAGCGTATATGGGTCTTCCTGAAATTGAGAGATTTCTTCCTCTGTCAGACAGGAAAGGTCGATTGGAAATTTTTTCATGCAAATCTCCTTTTTAGCTCCATGACTCTACCGACAAAGCGCAATCGTCCAATTTCAACACCGCCAAAAACACGGGGAGGATAGTGTGGGTTAAAAGAGCGAAGGGTCACAGTATCTTCATCAATGCTGATTTTCTTAACAAATCCTTCTTCGTCATCAACAATGACAACCATAAGAGTATCTGTTTCGGGAGGTGTATCCTTTTTAACCAGCACTAAATCGTGATCGTCTAAGACTGGCGACATACTATCTCCGTCAACTTGTAACCAGAAACAATCATCACAGTCATATTCGGGGTCAACTTGTTCATACCCCAATGCTTCTTGCTGAGCGATGACACCTTTTCCTGCGGACGCATGACCGAAAATAGGTCGCTTGCAATTCTTTTCATAAGGTTCGGTGGTCAAACCAACAGAGGACAAGTGAAAGAGAGGGTCGTCAGTTTCACCTTTCAAATACTCAGCCGTTGTTCCAAGATTGATAGCGAGAGTTTTCAAGTCTTCATCTGAAATCATGCGGTCAGGCTTTTTATCTACATCATTCAAATAATATTTGGGGCGGTCGATAAGTTTGCAAATATAGGTGACGCTTTTCCCTTGTTGTTTGGCTAAATCTCTAATACGACTTGTGTTCATAAATACCTCCTTCAAAAATATCCTACTTTTTTAGGATTTGCTATTGACAATCCTACAAAGGTAGGATATACTTTGGATTGTGAACAAGAGATTTTGACAACAAAAACCCGACCCCCGAAAGGTTTTCTTTTTTTCGGCGGTTGCTGTGGTCAATGGTTTAATTGTCTGGCAAGTAAATTGTACCATTACGCCCACTGGTTGTCAATAAATATTGTTCTCAATTCAAAGAAAGGAGAGGTTTTGTGAAAGAGCGTGAGAAAATTCGCTATCGCCTGAGCGTCAATCACCTGTCGTTTGCATGGCTGATTGATATGCTCCGAAAGCGGGGTATTGAAACGAACGGCCCTGTCCTGAGTGCAATTCTCGCAGGAACTCGTAACGGCCCTTCTGTGGACAAGATCATCGCTGAGTCTATCGACATTCTGGACTGGTACGAGCGGCAGATCGGCGGTGTGTCATGAGCGACAGTGCATTTGCCCCGGAAGTGCGAGGACAGGCCAAAGCGTTCAGCTCACTCCTTGCTCGATCTGTCCGAGAGTTTTTCAAGGACGAAACGAACCGCAAGCGGTTCGAGAGCTGGTACGAGCAGAAGTACGGAACACCGTATCAATGGAAACCTATGGTTTGGAGGAACAGATAATGAAAAAAGTATTTGGAGTATTGGCATTTCTCTCGTTTTTCTACCTGTTGGGTGTCGTTGGTGCGGTAGAGCAAGACACAATGGTTCTCGGCGCAGGCATAGTTCGCATGGGTGTCGGCCTTGGCTGCTTCTGGTTGTTCTGTGAGCTGTCCGGTGCGTTTTATCCCGCCCCGCCAAGAAAAAGAAAGAGCCGCTGACGGAACTGGTACTTCCATCAACGGCAAGCGTAAAAGCTCAATCTGATTATATCAGAACCTATTGTTTTGTAAAGGAGAACTTTATGAATAGCACGATTGTAAAACTCGCTGACGAGTTCGAGAAGATGGAGAAAACCATCGCTTCTCAGAAGAAGATGATCGAAACCCTTATGCCTACGGGCTATGCGGATACCGATACCGTCAAACTTCACCTTAATTCTGTGTATGGTGTCATGTTCGGCGGTCGCCCCTCTCCGAAGCGCTGCAAGCTGGAAGACTGTTCTTGGGACGAGATCAATATGTATTCCTCCTTCGGCCTTGCCGACAAGATGTTCGAGGTCGGTGATACCAAGAAGTTCCGTCTGGCTGACGGCTCCTACCTGACTGCCCGTATCATCGGGTTCAACCATGACTACGCAAGGGACGGCAGTCTGGTTCATATCACCTTTGAGACTGTGGAAACCCTTGACGGTGACATTCCTATGAATGAGAAGTCTACCAACGAGGGCGGCTGGGACGCTTCCTATCTCCGTGCCAAGCTCAACGGCAACTTCTTCGAGAAGCAGCTTCCCGCTGATTTGAAAGCGGTCATCAAGCCCGTGGTGAAGATGACCGCCAAGAGCAGCAAGAACGAAGTGCGGGTTCCTTCCGTTGACAAGCTGTTTGTTCTTTCTGAGCAGGAGGTCTTCGGTCGCAAGATTTATTCCTGCGGTTATGAGGGTAAGTGGTACGAGTGGTACAAGCGAGAGAACACGCCCTATGGCAAGTGCAAGCAGAATGGTGAGAGGGATTGGAGATGGGAGCGTTCTCCTCGTTCCGGCAACACCGACTAGTTCTGTCGTGTGAACAACAACGGCAACGCCAGCTATCACAGCGCCAGCAACTCCAATGGCGTGTCCTTCGGTTTCTGCATTTGATCGGGTATCTCGTAAATCCCGCCCCGTCAGGGGCGGTGAAAGGAGTGAAAACATGAATGTCAATCGCAAGGTTGGCACTGGCTTTGAAAGAGACTTATGCCTGAGCCTGTCGAGTTGTGGCTTTTGGGCGCACAATCTCGCTCAGAACAGTCAAGGTCAGCCGTTCGATGTAATTGCGGCTCGAAACGGTGTCAGCTATCCCATTGACTGTAAGGATTGTTCCAAGAACATTTTCAAGATGGAGCGTATCGAAGAAAACCAGTTTTCCGCTATGACGCTCTGGAAGGAAACCGGGAATGGAGAGGGGTGGTTTGCAATCAGGTTGATAACTGGTGAAGTTCGGTTCATCTCCTTCTCTACGCTTTTGGAATTGTCCGTTTTGCGAACTGTGTTGTCCGCCAACGATATTAGGCGATTCGGTATCACACTCGGAGAGTGGGTGTCCCGATGCAAGTAACTGTTGACAATCAGCTCCGAATTGAAAACCCGTCTGAGCAGTTGCTTACATGGTGCAAGAAGCAGCTTATCCTTCCCAATCCTGAGTACGCCAAGAAAGTCCGTATGCACTTTTGGGTCGGCAACACCCCTGAGAAGTTGTACCTGTTTCAATGGGACGGTGACACGCTGGTTCTCCCCTATGGTTGTCTGAATGATGTGTTGGCGATGGACGATTGCCACATAAAGATCAATCTTCCCACACCGACCGAGGTGGACTTCGGTTGCACCATTCCGCTCTATGACTACCAAGTGGAAGCCAAGGAAGCACTGATAACTGCCTACTATGGTATTCTTCAAGCCCCTGCGGGGTGTGGTAAGACGCAGATCGGAATTGCTGTTGCGGCAGATACAGGTCGAAGGACACTCTGGCTGACCCATACACGGGATTTGCTCGTACAGAGCAAAAGCCGAGCGGAGCAGTACATGAGTCCTTCTCTGACTGGCACGATCACCGAAGGTAGGGTTCAAATCGGTAAGGCAATCACCTTCGCAACGGTGCAGACCATGTGCAACCTCGATCTGAGCCAGTACCGTGATGTTTGGGATTGTATCATCGTGGACGAGTGTCACCGTGTAGCCGGAACCCCGACCGCCATGACGCAGTTCTCAAAGGTGCTGAACGCTCTGGCAGCTCGACATAAGTACGGCCTGTCCGCTACGGTTCACAGGGCAGACGGTATGATTGCCGCCACCTACGCTCTGCTGGGCGGGATTGCCTATCAAGTGCCGGAGGAAGCGGTGAAAGACAAGATTATGACCGTCAGCGTTCTCCCCCGTGCCACCCATCAAGGACTCAGCCGTGAGTTCTTGGACACGGACGGTACGATTATCTATGCCAAGTTGGTCAATTTCCTCGCTGACCGTTATCCCCGAAACAATCTGATTGTCGCTGACCTTGTAGCAAACCGAGATCACTACAATCTCATTCTCTCTGATCGGCTGACGCACTTGGAAACCCTGATGAACCGGCTTCCGTCCGAGTTGAGAAAACAGGCGGTTATGATTGACGGCAAGATGACCTCGAAGAAAGCCAAGGCTCTCCGAGAACAGGCCATTGAGGAAATGCGGCAGGGACGCAAGCGGTATCTGTTCGCTACCTACTCTCTGGCAAAAGAGGGCTTGGACATTCCACGGCTTGACCGCTTGTACCTGACTACACCGCAGAAGGACTACGCTGTGATAACTCAGAGCATTGGTCGTATCGCTCGTACCTTCGAGGGAAAGGGTGAACCCATCGCCTACGATTATGTGGACGATGGTATCCAGTATCTCGTGAGAAGTTACAAGAAGCGGTGTACCACCTACCGGAAAGCGGGGTGCAAGTTCATTGACGGAGAGAACTGATATAAAGGTTCTCGTTGCCTGCGAGGAAAGTCAAGCTGTCTGTATTGCATTTCGGCATTTGGGGTATGAAGCCTACTCCTGTGACATTCAGGAGTGTTCAGGCGGACACCCGGAATGGCACATCAAGGCAGATGCTCTATTGTTACTCGGACGGTATCTGGTTTTCAAAACCGAAGACGGAAAAGCTCACTATGTTGAGCGGTGGGATTTGATAATTGCTCACCCGCCTTGCACTTTCATGAGTAATGCGGGAGCGTGTCGAATGTATCCTCGCAAGGGTCAAATTGATAAGGCTCGATTCCAAAAGGCGATGGAAGCCAAAGCGTTTTTCCTTCGATTTCTAAATGCTGACTGTGATCGAGTGGCTATTGAGAACCCCCGCCCTCTCAAAATCGTTGAATTGCCAAAAGAGGATCAGCGAATACAGCCCTATCAATTTGGCGACCCGTGGAGCAAACTCACCTATCTTTGGTTGAAAAACCTTCCACCGTTGGTTTACACCAATGTTCTTGCAGAATGGAAGCCCTTTGTTCCTGCCGGAACAGGCCGCAAGGCGGGGGGGGACAGCTACGGGGCGAGGATACCTCACAATTCCAAAGCCCGTTCAAAAACATTCCCCGGTATTGCGGACGCTATGGCGCAACAATGGGGCGCAGCATTAGGAGGTGATACCGCTGAACCTTGAACCTTTCATTTTCGACTGCGAGGTGTTTGCCTACGATTGGCTTTTTGTCTTCAAGAACAAGGTCACGGGGGAATACACCGAGATTTGGAATGACAACGAAGCGGTCGAACAGTTCATGACCCAAGAACCCCTGTTGGCAGGGTTCAACAATAAGCACTATGACCAATTCATTCTGAAAGCGGTTCTTTCAGGCTTCACGCCGGAGGAAATCAAGGCGGTCAACGATTTTATCATCGTTGGTGGTCACGAGGGCTGGGAGTACGCCCCTCTCCGTGACTGCGGGATTTTCTTTGACCAATATGACCTGATGGACGATTGCCAGATGGGGTTGTCCTTGAAAGCAATCGAAGCGCACCTCGGAATGGACATTCGTGAAACCACCGTTCCGTTCAACATCGACCGCCCTCTGACTGAGAACGAGAAGCGAGAGGTCGAGTTCTACTGCCGCCATGATGTTGACGCAACCGATAGGTTGGACGATCTTCGTCAAGGCTATCTGTCCAGTAAGCTCACGCTGGGTCGTGAAAAGGGGTTGTATCCCGCAAAAGCCCTCTACATGACCAACGCCAAGCTGACCGCTGCTTACCTTGACGCAGAGCAAAAGCCGCACTATGACGAGCGGGAATACCAGTATCCGCCGAAGCTGCTTCGTCAGTACATTCCGCAAGAAGTGTTCGACTTCTTTGAACGGTTGAAGGACAAGAGTATTCCTGACGAAGTGGTGTTCAAGGAAAAGCTCGATTTGATGGTAGGCGGCTGTCCTTGCACCATCGCCTACGGCGGTATTCACGGAGCTATCCCATGTTACCGAGAGGAAGCCACGGAAACCCGCTCTATCCGCAACAAAGATGTTGCAAGCTACTATCCACACCAGATGACATTGAACGGTTATTGTAGCCGAAACATTCCCTCTCCTGATGTGTATGCCGCCACCATTGAGCGGCGAGTTAAGGCAAAGAGGGCTGGTGATAAGGCTACGGCGAACGCTTTGAAGCTGGTGCTGAACACCACCTACGGCGCTATGCTGAACCGCTACAACGACCTGTATGACCCGCTCATGGGACGTTCGGTCTGTATCTCAGGCCAGTTGCAGTTGCTCGAAATGGCGGAACATCTTGTTCAGGACTGCCCCACCTTGAAGATCATTCAGCTCAACACCGATGGTATCATGGTCAGCCTTGATGACTGCGATGTTCCCATGTATCAGGAAATCACGCAGGAGTGGCAGGACAGAACCGGCTTTGAGTTAGAGGAAGACCTTATCAAGATGATCTGTCAGAAAGATGTAAACAATTATGTCGAAGTTCCCTTCGAGGGCGACCCCAAAATCAAGGGCGGCGTTCTCGTTCGTGGAATTGCCCCGGCAGGAGCGTTCAACATCAACAACAATGCCTGCGTGGTTGCCAAGGCCGTCAAGGATTATCTGGCCTACGGTGTACCTGTGGACGAAACCATCATGGCGTGTGACCGCCTGCTGGACTTCCAGTTGGTCGCCAAGGCCGGGAGTAAGTACGGTGACGCTCTCCATGAGGTAGACGGTCAGATGGAGGTCGTACAGAAGGTCAACCGGGTATATGCCACGGAAGATCATCGGTGCGGAACCCTCTACAAAATTCACCTCGGTACTGGCAATCCCGTCAAGATTGCTGGACTCCCCGCAAAATGTGTCGTAGACAACGACAATCACCTGACGATTGATGTGGTTGACCGTGACTGGTATATCCGGCTGGCACGGCGTTATGTCCGAGATTTCCTTGGAGAGAAGCCGCCCAAGCGAAATACCCGCAGAGTCAATTCCATCAAGAAAAAATTATTAGAAATGTTGGAGGTATAAATATGGCTACTACCAAGAAAGCCGCTGAGACTGCGGCGGTGGACTATTCCACCATGAATGTATTCCAGAAGTTGCAGCTTGCCCGTGTGCGCTTCCTCGAAACTGGCGTGGACAAGAGCGGCAAGCACATGAAGCTCGAATATAAGTATTTCGAGCTGGCGGACATTGTTCCCAAGGCCGAGCAGATTTTCCTTGAAATCGGTCTGATGATGGTTCCGTCCATGTACGGCGATAAGGCGACCGCTCGTGTCTACAATGTCAATGACCGTGAGGACTACATTGACTTCGTGGCACCGTACACCCCCATCGCTCCCATCGTGTCCAATGCAGGCAATCAGGTCACAAACGAAATGCAGGCGACCGGCAGCTCCATCACCTACATTCGCCGCTACCTGTGGCAGCTCGTTTTGGACATTGTGGAGCATGACAGTATCGACAGCGGCGAGTTTGACACGACTCCCGCCCCCTCTCCCACCGTCACGAAGAAGCCCCCTGTGACCACTGAACAGCGTCAGGAGATCAAGAAGGAGCTGACCGGCGCTCCTGCTGGTGCGGCTACCGAGGAACAGGTCGGTACGCTGAAAAGTCTGCTGAAAAAGCTCATGGATATTGACGCAGAGCAGGAACAGTTCGTGCAGACCATCGCCATGAAGACCGAGGGCTTTTCCAAGATCGAAGCCGACAAGTGTGACGCTCTGATTGAGGGCGTGAACAATATGCTGGCTGGCTACGAAATGAAAGCGGCAAAGGAGGACTAAGGCATGATTGAAATTGATTGCCGCAAGTGCGTCAATGCGGACTTGGAAGCGGATTGCTGTAAGCTCTACGGGAACAATCCCGATACTACCGTTCGGGAATGTGCCGCTGATGAATTTGTGAATTATAAGGAGGTAAACAAAAATGGAATGGCTTGACGGCAACAAAATCCAGATTATCCCTCCCAAGCGTCCTAAGAAGCTGACTGGTACTCGCTTCGCCACTATCCTCGGTCTGAACCCGTGGTCTACGCCGTTCGAGATTTGGTGTGAAGTGACCCGCACTTATCAGAAGCCGTTCGAGGACACGATCTACACCATCGCTGGTAAGACCATCGAGCCTAAGCAGGCTGAGTACATGAAGCAGACCTACTTCATGAGCAATCTGGTCACGCCGACCGACATTTGGGGCAAAGACTACTTCCGTCAGACCTACGGTGACTTCTTTAGGGAAAGCCCCGTTCTCGGCGGTATGTGGGACTACTTGCTCTATGGCAAAGATGGTAAGCCCACCACCGTCCTCGAAATGAAGACTTCCAAGCGTGTCGAGGACTGGAAGGACGATATTCCTGAGTATTACGCTTTGCAGGCGGCGTTGTACGCTTACCTTCTCGGCGTGGACGAAGTTATCATGGTCGCTTCCTTCCTCGAACCCAAGGATTACGACAATCCTGAGAAGTTTGTGTGCAGCGGTGAGAATACCATCACTCGCCCCTTCAAGGTGTCTGAGCGGTATCCTGACTTCGAGAAGAAGTATGTGAAGCCTGCCCTGAAATGGTGGAAGGACTATGTGGAGAGCGGCATTTCCCCCGCCTTTGACGAGCGCAAGGACGCTGAAATCCTGAAAGCTCTCCGCACCAACAACCTGTCCCCCGAAACGGATATGGCAGCGCTGGTCAAGGAAGCCGAAGACCTGAAAGTCAAGCTGGACGCTCACGCCGCTGAGGTGGTTGAGGACGAGAAGCGGTACAAGGTCTTGACCGACATGATTAAGAAAGCCGCAATCGCTCAGTTCCGTGACGGTGACAAGAAGGTGTCTATCGCTGGCTCTGCCTATAATTGGGAAGTCAGCCGCACTTCTACCATGAAGATTGACAAGGACGCTATGAAAGCGGACGGTATTCTGGCGAAGTACACGACCACTGAGGACAGCTACCGCATTTCCCCGAAAATCATTAAGGAGGGTTGACCTATGAAGTTTTCCAAGTTCGTGAAGTCTCTCGCCCCTGATGGCGGCGCTATCTATGAGTACATGGGTAAACGCTGGCTTGCTTCCCCATCCGTACTTATGCTCATTCCCGATGGTATCCGCAGCGTGACCGGGTACAGCAACGAGAAAATGCCTGACGGCATTGGTCGCTTGATTTCTCAGGTCGGTTGCACAGAGTACGCCACGCTGGTCAAGGCAATCATGCCTGAGCCGGACGGCGCAATCAAGGATTGTATCCGTATCTTTGCCACGCAGGACAGCACCATGACCCTTCCCGTCACCAACGATGGCTGGTCGCTGATCGAAAAGTCTGATTTCTGCGAAATCTTGTACGCTTACGATCTGGAAAGCGACAAGAGCGTACCGAAAGCCCTGCTGGTCAAACAGTACGCCAAGTACCCCGATGACGAAGATCAGTTGGTCGGCATCATCTTTCCCTGCGAGTACGCAGAACAGCTCAATTTCTACACCATGAAGGAGGACAAAAACAATGGCTAAAATCGGACTCACCGAGGGTTTCACCCTCATTCCCGAAGGTACTCATGTCTTTCAGATTACCGATGTGAAGTACAAGGAGGACTTCGGCAAGCTGGAAATCTATATGCAGACGCAGACCGGCAGTAAGCACATCGAGCGCTTCTCTCTGCTGAAATCTGATGGTTCTCCCAACGAGGGGGCATACAATGCTTTCAGCTACTTCGCCAAGACTGCCCTTGGCAATTTCGACCTGACCGAGATTGACCACACTGACCTGATTGGTCACTTCATCGAGTGCGATGTTGCACATGATGTTCAGGAGAACAAGAAGAAGCCCGGACAGAGCATTACCTTCGTCCGTTTGGCTGATAAGCGCCCTTCTGAGGGCTGGGGCGGCTCTGCCAATACGGTTGCTACCCCTGCTGTTAAAACCGCTCCTGCGGCTTCTCAGACGGCCCCTAAGACCCCTATGGATTTGGCAGCTCTCCTTGGCTGATACCGGGTGCGAGGGAGGGCTAATTTGAAAGGCTCTCCCTCGCCAATGGTATGTTGAAAACTATGTTGAAAGTGAGGATAAGCTACAATGGCAGAAGCCTATATTTGTTCGCTCTCCAAGGTTCAGCGCCACGCTGAAATCTGCAAGGAGATCAACAGACTCTATGAGCAGAAGAACCATGACTACGGTGACAGCTTCCACCAGACCTTCGTGGAAGAAGGAATGGCGATGGCTCGTATCCGTTTGGGCGATAAACTCAGCCGCTTTAAGACTCTCTCCCGTGGCTGTGAGCAGAAGGTCAATGACGAGTCTATCCGAGACACCCTGATTGACCTCGCCAACTACGCCATTATGACGGTGCTGGAAATGGAGGTAGCGGAAGATGTTGCAGATTAAAACCATTCGGAACCGTCTGGACAATCCTACCCTCTTTGACGATGAAGTAAATGCGGCTCTGCGTGATGGGTGGACTCTGAAAAATAGAACTGTTCTGCGGCCTATCGGCCAGCACGAGTCTACTTACACTCACCTGATGTTGTACGCAGAGTTGGAAAAGGAGGTCGCTGACGATGACGCTGAATGAATATCAGGTACTCGCCTATCGAACGACCAACCATGAGCTGACCAATCAGGGTCTTATCGAAAATGGGGTCATGGGTCTATGTGGCGAAGCGGGTGAGTGTATCGACCTCGTGAAAAAATCCTTGTTTCAGGGTCACGACCTTGACCGTGAAAAGCTCATTGACGAGCTGGGCGATGTTCTTTGGTACGCCGCACAGTTGGCAACCGGCTTAGATGTGGGCTTAAATGTTGTGGCACAGTACAACATCAATAAGCTCAAAGAGCGTTACCCTGATGGGTTCGACAGCGAAAAGAGTATTCACAGAAAGGAGTACGAAAATGCCTGACTGCTTCTCCAAGTCCGAAGTGACCGATTTTCTGAACTTCATGAAGCTGCCTGACGGAACCCCTGTTGTTTCCGATGACATGATGGAGTACCTGATGGCCTACGGCTTCTTCACCGCTCCTGCTTCTACCAAGTATCACGGCAACTATGAAGGTGGATTGCTGGAACACTCCTACATGGTCACGAAGTTCCTCCTGATGCTTACGAAGGACAATCACTTGAGATGGCTCAAGGCTCGTTCTCCCTTCATCGTGGGTATGTTCCATGACCTATGTAAGATCGACCAGTACCGCCACCCGGTAACAGGCCACATTGAAGAATTTAATGGTGGGCGCACACCAATTTATGACGAACAGGCGTGGGAGTACAACCCCGACACCCTTCTGAAAGGTCACGGCGATAAGTCCGTCATGCTTCTCTCTCAGTTCTACACGCTGACTGATGAAGAAATCATGTGTATCCGCTACCACATGGGCGCTTTCACAGACAAGTCTGAGTGGAATGATTACACCCGTGCGGTTCGCAATTATCCGAATGTGTTGTGGACACACCAAGCCGATATGCTGGCAAGCCATGTTGCGGGGGTGTGAAGTATGTACATTCCAACGGTTTCTTTCGATTTCGATGGCGTAATTCATTCCTACCGAAGCGGGTGGAAGGGTGCCGCTGTTATCCCCGACCCTCCCGTAGAAGGGATTAAAGAGGTCATTGAACAACTCATAAGCGATGGTTTATGTGTGGTCATCTGTTCTTCTCGTGCGGAGTCTTTTGAAGGACAGGCGGCGATTGCTGAATGGCTGAAACACTACGGGTTCCCGATGGTGCAAATTCAAGCGAGAAAAGTTCCTTCCATCGTTCATGTCGATGACCGTACAATCTGTTTTGATGGCAGAGCAAACCACCTCCACGAACAGATTATTAACTTCAAACCTTGGTATGAGAGGGAGTCTGAAAGTGAAAATCATTGAATCTTCTGTGGAGCTTATCAACGCTCCCGATTATAAGACCCTTCTGACCACCATCGAAGCCGCTGGGCGTACTTGCTACAAGTCCGAGGACAAAATCACGGACGGAAGTGCAGAGAAGTTCGTCCGGGGTATCATCAAGCGGGGTCACGAAGCTGTCATTGAGCATGGCTCTCTCACTGTTCGCTTCATCTGTGACCGGGGCGTGAGCCATGAGATCGTCCGTCACCGTCTGGCTGCGTTCTGTCAGGAGTCCACTCGGTACTGTAACTACGGCAAGGAGGGCTTCGGCGGCGAGATCACTGTCATTCGTCCGTCCACCTTTGTCAAGACCGACTCAACCTATCATATCTGGAAGCGGTCATGCGAGAACGCCGAAGTTGCCTACTTCGATTTGCTGAACGAGGGTTGCACCCCGCAGGAAGCCCGATCTGTTCTTCCAAACAGCTTGAAGACCGAGGTGGTCATGACCGCTGACCTCAGAGAATGGCGGCACTTCTGCCGTATGCGTTGCCCCGCAGCGGCTCACCCCGATATGCGGGTCGTTGCCAATATGCTTCTGACCCTGTTGAAACAGACCTACCCTGTCTTCTTTGAGGACATTGAGGTATGAGGATTAAGAAAGCTGGCGGCAAGGTGTTCGGTGCTGTTCTGACTGCCGCCGAGAAGAAAGCGATGGACATGGAGATCAATCGTCAGATTGTGGAAGCCGACAGGCGCTACGCCGATGACATTGACGCTATGGTGCTTTACACCCTCCATGTTCACCTCGGTTTCGGCAAGAAGCGCCTGCGGAAGTTCTATGACGCTTTCTCTGCCGAGCATGACCGCCTTATTCAGTATTATCAAATGCCGGACGATTACACATGGCTCTGTAAAGAAATGTTGAAGCGTATCGGCGTTGATGTTGAAGCGTGGAACAAAGAAAGGAAAGAACCCGATGAAACTGAAAAGCATTGACGGCAAAGTGCCGTATATCATGGCTGCGGGAAAGGACTTCGTGAAAGATGAAATGTCGCTTACGGCGGCAGAGCAGATTTGCTCTCGTGGAACGCAGACCGCCAGCAAGCTCTTTCCCGATTTCCCCATCTGCGTAGATGACAAATTCTATTTTGCTGGAACCTCGACAAAGCCTAAGTCCAGCAAAGCCAAAACCCCTTGCGAGGGCTGAGATTTTCAATCTTCCTGTGGTTCGTCACCATTGTCGCAGTCCTGTGTCTGAAACTACCCACGGTTGAGGTCGAAGAACCTTCTCCTATTGTCGAGGTGGTAGAGGTAGTCACCCCGGAGCCAGAGCCGGAGGTGACACCTCAACCGTGGACAGACGAGGAAGTGATTGTACTGGCGAAAATGCTATGGGGAGAAGCCAGAGGGGTCAGCTCTGACGCTGAGAAAGCCGCTTGTGTGTGGTGTGCGCTCAACCGTGTAGATCATGGCTACGGCGATATTATAACGGTCGTGACTACACCCAAACAATTCGTAGGGTACAACAAGGAAAACCCGATCGACGACGATTTGATTACTCTCTGTATAGATGTACTGACCCGCTGGTATGCAGAGAGAGAAGGTCAGGTTGAGGTCGGTCGTGTCCTCCCTGCGGATTACCTATGGTTCTCTGGCGATGGCAAGAGAAACCACTTCCGCAACGCCTACCGTGGCGGTGATAGATGGGACTGGTCTTTACCGAGTCCGTATGAAAGCTGAGGTAAGCCTATGAGCTATTTGAATATACCCGCTGAGCTTCGAGGGGAAAAGGCATGGGTCAATGTGTGGGACGGCTCAAAGGTTCCCATGCAGGCTACCGTGAGAAAGGCGGCTTCTTCCTCTAATCCTGATACATGGTCAAATTACATTGACGCTGAACACAATGTCCAACATGGCTACTATGACGGTCTTGGCTATGTATTTCACGATACAGGGGTTGTAGGTATCGACATTGACGATGGCTTTACCGATGGGCTTCTAAACCCGCTGGCGGCAGACATTATCGGTCATTGTCAGTCCTACACGGAAAAGTCCAGAAGCGGGAGAGGGGTTCATATTCTCGTTCGTGGAGAGTTGCCCTTCAAAGGCAAGAACAACCGTGCCGCCGTGGAAATTTACAAGAGCAATCGGTACTTCATCATGACCGGCGAGGTTTTGATCTTCTCCGAGATCGTTGAAAACCAGTCAGCGATTGACTATGTGATCGAGAAGTATTTTCCCGACACACCGAAGGAAAGTAGCTCAGGAACGATTGTCCCTCAGCGTATCTATTCCCCCATCTATCGCCGTCCTGAAAACGGCAAGCTGCATTTGAAGCCTGAATACCCGCCTATCACACCGGGAAGCCGGAACCTCAGCCTGACTTCTCTGGCGGGTCAGCTCCATAACCAAGGATACACCAAAGCAGAGATTTACAAAGAACTGTTGTACGCCAACTCCCAAGCCTGCAAGCCCCCTCTCCCGCAGTCAGAAGTTGAGTTGATTGTCAACAGCGTGACCAGATACAGGAGGTAATTATGAAACCTTATCAGCGTGGCGATGTTGTCATCATTGATGTTCCCATGCTTGCCAACAGTCATATTCAGGCCGGTAAGCGCCCGTGGGTGGTTGTGCAAAACAATGTCGGTAATCAGTTTTCTTCTACCAGCATTGTCGTTCCCTTGACCACTAAAATCAAGCGGCTTGAGATGCCTACCCATGTGGCTATCACTTGGGGTTCTTTACAGCCGAGCATGGTGGAGTGTGAACAGGTGCGTGTTGTAGATGTGTCCGATGATTGGGAGTACATCTGCACTCTGCCACCTGAGATCATGCGTCATGTGGACACCGCTTTGAAGAACGCTTTCTTCTATGGGGAGGTGTAGATAATGACAAAACTCGAATATGACAGTTTGCAGATGGCGCTATCTGCCCTACTTGATAAAGAGCGGCTATATCGCAAGCGTATAAGCGGTAGTGAACAAGACGGTTATAAGATGGGTGTCCGAGCTTGTAAGAGCGCACTTTCCAACTTTAACCCAAACGGAAAAGACAAGAGAGGTGAAATCCATGAGTGATGAAGTTATGACAGCGCCCGAAGAACAGGCTCTCTTTCAGCTCTCCAACGGTCGTTACATCATGGACGAAGCTCAGTCCAGAGTGATGTTTCAGATTAAGGAAGCACAACCTGAGCATAGCCACCCGATAAGCGGCACGGGGTATTCGTGGGACGAGTCCGGCATGGCAGAGCTGTTCTCCGAGTGCTACAAGAATGATACCCGCTACTGCCCCGAAGCGAAAAGCTGGTTCACCTACTCCGAGGGTGCATGGAGAAAGGATACCGGCTCTCTGCTGGTAGCTGAGAAGATCAAAGAGTTCTGCCGCCTGATGGCTCTCTACTGCGGCGAGATTGCCAATGAAGAACGCCGTACCGAGTACATGAAGTTCATCGTGAAGATGGGCGACCGGCGTTTCCGTGACCGGCTGATGAAGGACGCTGCCAGTGTGCTTCCTATCGCTTCGGTGGAGTTTGACGCAAATCCCTACCTTATCAACTGCAAGAACGGCACTTTCGACCTCGAAAAGATGGAGTTCCGGGAGCATGACTGGCGTGACTTCCTGACCATGCAGACCAACTTCAACTACACCTTGCAGGACGCACGGTGCCGCCGCTGGGAGAAGTTCGTTGCGGAGGTTACTTGTAATGACGAAGACAAGGCCGACTATCTGCAAAAGGCGCTGGGGTACTCTATGCTGGGTATGGCGAACGAGGAATGTATGTTCATTCTCCACGGTAAAACCACCCGCAACGGTAAGTCTACCATGCTCTCGGCAATTCACCACCTTCTCGGTGACTATGCTTCCGTGTCCCCCGTGTCGATCATCTGCAAGGCGGAGCGGTCGAAGAACGCCGAAGCCGCTAACCCCATGCTGGCTTCTCTGAAAGGCAAGCGATTTGTCACGATGGCTGAGAGTAACCAGTATGGCAAGCTGGACGAGGAAACGATCAAGCAGCTCACGGGCGGCGAGGAAATCAAGGCTCGAAACCTCTACGAAACAGCAACGACCTTCCTGCCGCAGTTCACTCTTTGGCTCTCCTGCAACGATCTTCCCACCGTCAGTGATAAGTCCCTGTTCGCTTCCGACCGTGTGCGAGTGATCGAGTTCAATCGTCACTTCACCGAAGCGGAGCAAGACAAGAACCTGAAAAACGAGTTCCAGACACAGGAAGCTATGCAGGGCATTTTCGCTTGGCTGGTCGCCGGATACTTCAAGTACAAGCGGTTCGGTCTGAAAATGTCCCCTGCCATGCGGAAGGTGGTCAACCAGTACGAGCGTGACAACGATCTGTGCTTGCAGTTCCTCGAAGAACGCTGTGAGCAGGCCGAGGGAGTCAACACCCGCTCGAAGTCCCTGTTTGACGCTTACAAGATTTGGTGCAAGTCCAACGGGTACTTTGCCTGTTCCGCCAAACGGTTTAATGCCGACATGGAAACCCACCCTGAGTGGCACGGCGGCAAGGTCGTATATCAGGGCTACCCCGTCTACAAGAACCTCAGATTGAAAGGAGCGTCCTAATGAACCGTTCATGTAACTCTATCCTCTGCCGTTTCGGTATCCACACAGCAGACCCGTATGTTCACATTCAGGTCAGGTGTCGGAACGGTTCTCACCGTTGGCAGAGCAATTATGAAGTCTGTAAGCGGTGCGGCAAGCGCTTGAGAAAAATTCGCATTACAAAGGAGCGTCCATGATGAAGTGGAAAAGGATTAAGTGTTTCCTGACTGGTGGACACCGCCTGTACGATAAGAACCTTCAAACCATTCATGACACGAATGGGTATCACTTCGTCAACCATTGTGTGAAGTGTGGCAAGGTGTTCGCTGCGTTCATGGCGGAAGCCGAACTGAATGGCCTGATTGAGCGAGATATTGAGCAGTTCAGAAAGGAGAGATTGCATGATCGCAACGACTGAGGAACAACGCCTGCTGGAAAAGTGGCAGAAGAAGCTATGTTTACAGGAGTGGCGCATAAAGCTCGTCACTCACCTTCGCCCCGAAGAAATGTCCGTCAGTAATGCGGCTGGGTGTACGGATTGGTCGGAGTCCATCAAGACCGCCCGAATTGAGATCATCAATCCCGCCTGCTACGGCGACCGCATTGTGCCGTTCAACTTTGAAAAGACACTGGTGCATGAGTTGTTGCACCTGAAATTCTCTTTCTGGTGTCAGGACGAGTACAGCGTGGCTGACAGGCTTATGCACCAGTACATTGACGATCTCGCAAGAGCATTTACGGAGGTAGAAAACGATGAATAATGATGCTGTGAGAGAGTTGCTGAACGCCGTTGGTGCTTTGGCTGAAATGTCTCTGAATTTTTACAGGGCGCTACTCAATGCGGGTGCAACCAAAGAGGAAGCCTTTGTTCTCTTGCAGTCTTTCATCTCTGCTACCATTCACGGCAACAAGGAGAAAAGCAATGAAGACTGAGAAAAAGAACCTCCGCCGTATTTCCATCGTGGTCACGGCACAGACCAAGGGCAACCTTGAACGGCTGGCGGCGGTCTGCGGCTACTCGGAGATCGGTCGGGTGGTTGACAAACTCACCCGTGAAAAGATGATTGCCCTCCACGACTTTGAAAGAAAGGAGAAGTACCATGAATGATGTAATGGAGCAAATCAAAACACTTTCTGCCACTTTGGACGAGGAAACCACCCGCTTTCACCCTACCGGCAGACTGCTGTTGCTGGGTTCCTACGAGAGTGTATTTTTGAAAGCGGTCAAGCGCAAGGCCGACCTGTTAGGTATTGACTGTGATCTCACTCAATACCCCTGCCCTCCATACAAGGCCGTGGTAGTGGACAGAGAAACCGTCCCGTCTGACATTAAGCTCACCGCCGAGGTTGACATTGACCACTCCTACTCACAGGGAATGTCATCGGTGTCTCAGGCGACTTTAGCGCTCCTGCTGGCGTTGGACTTGGCTTATGCCAAGGACATTACCATTGTAGGCCGGGGTCACGCCGTTCAGAACTTGGCAAAGTACCTCACCCTCGATAACGCAACTGTGACGGTGGCACACTCCAAAACCAAGAGTCTCTTGCAGGCCACAATGAACCGTGATGTGGTGATCTATGCCACGCCGACTATCACGAAGGACATTTCCTACAACACCCGTGATCTGGTCATCGACCTCGGCAGCAGTGTTCCTCACCCTGACCGCTTCAACTGTCCTTATGTGAACAGGATTGGTCAGCTCACCGTAAGCGTGTTGCTCAACCGCTTTGCGAGAAAGGAGCATAGGACATGAGTGACATTCTGACAACTATCGCCGCCGTTGAATGGATTGTTGTAGGCTGTCTGTTCCTCTGGCGACTGCGCCACTGGAACCGCCGCTTTTCGGAACTCTATGACGAGCTGCGAAAGGAGATCGACCATGAATAAGGAAGACGCTCACATTGTCATAGCGATGGCAAACCACAACATGAATGTCACCGATGTTGCTCGTGCTATTTTCGCACACAGAAACACAGTTCTCTATCACTTGGACAAGGTGAAGAGGCAGACCGGGTTAGACCCTCGGCGGTTTTATGATTTGGTCGAGCTGGTGAAGATGGCTCAGGAGGTGTTGGAAAATGGGTCTTGATATTACGATCTCAGAGCGTAAGGAGTATCACTGCCCCAACTGTGGTACTTCTGTTGGTTACACAGATGTAGCCAGCACCGACAGCGGTGGTCGTGCGTGGTATGAGTTTTTGGAGAGTGTCGGGTACTGTGTTCCTAACGGCAAGCATACCGAAGAAAAAGATTGGAACTGCTTGGACATGGTTCTTGACAACGAGCAAGCAAAGCAGCTTGCCGACTATGCCGTGAAGAAAGAGGTCTACAACTGGGACGGTGTAGAGAGCATTGTGGCAACAGCACTTATGCACGAGAATAAGGTGGTCATCAACGCCAACTGGTAGTTAGGTGACAAAGGTGATAAAGGTGAGTGTTTTTGCAAAGACTTTTTTCAAATTGGCGTGTTTTGAAAAATTGTTTTTCGTATTTTAGGTGAGTTAGGTGAGTAATCGGGCATAAATGCCTATAACTCTCTCTTATACGCGCGTATATAGAAATAGTTATAGGGAAATGCACCCGATTACTCACCTTTATCACCTTGGCAACTTTGAAAGGAGAAAACGACTATGGCAGATGAAATTGTGAAGAAACGCACTCGGCCTGATCGTAAGGAAGCCCTGAGCGTCCATACAGAGCCGGGTGACAATAGAAAATATCTGGAACATTCGATGGTCATGCTGGACTGGCCCGATGTGAATGTGAGAGAGCCTGAACAGGTCAAAGAGCGTATGGGTATGTACTTCGCTCTGTGCGCTCAGGACGATATGAAGCCCTCTGTTGCTGGTATGGCATTGGCTTTTGGGGTGGATAGAACGACTCTATGGAAATGGGCAAATGGAGTGGATAGTAAGACTTTGCCCCCGGAAAGCCGCAACCTCGTTAAAAAGGCGTATCAACTTTTGAACGCTCAGATGGAAAACTATATGCAGAACGGGAAGATCAATCCGGTCGCCGGTATCTTCCTGATGAAGAACAACATGGGCTATGCGGACAAGCAGGAGGTCGTTCTCACACCCAACCAGCAGCTCGGAGATCAGGTTCCTGCCGAGGACTTGGAGAAGAAGTATCTCGAAGATGTGGTGGGTGCGTCCAGCGACTATGACTCGGAGGACTGAGCGACTTTCACGACTTTTGCGACTATGGCTTACGACTATGCCGAGCGACTTTGCGACTTTCGCCCGAACGACTTTGCGACTTTCCGGCGAGGGTCTGCGACTTTGACAGAGCTGCCGATCTCCCCACGAGGTCGGCGGCTTTTCCTTTTTCCGGCTGATCGGCGGCGGGTTCTGCTGGGGCGGCGTGGGCGCTGCCGGGGTTCCGGCCTGATTGAAAAGCGGAAACATTTTTTCAGTCCTTTATATTGTATAGCTGCCGTATTTGCGAAAAATCTTGATTTTCTTTTATATTTACGCTTGACAAGTAAATGCAAATATGCTATCTTGTATTTACAGAAAGGCAGTAAATGCAAATGCACCTTGAAAATTAAATCCCCGTACATTTTCCCATGTAGGCCGGTGAAATAGGCTTTCAGCGTATCAAGGCCGAAAATGGGAAAACGGAACGGAATATATATTATGAAAGGTTGATTGTTATATGAAAAAGATTTTTGATTTACCCGTTTGCGGTTCTGACCGGGCAAAAAGTTTTTACGGAAAGGCAAAAATCATTGAAACGGACAACGGCGAAAAAGTTTTACAGTCCTACAATACTTTTGTTTGCCGCATCACGGCGGCGGGGCGGTTCGTTCGTATGTGGGGCGGCTATTCTGTTACCACAATGCGCCATGTAAATAGTTTTCTTTCGTTCTATGATATGAACGGCGGCGGGAAATCGTGGTGGGATATGCAGCCGGTAGAAACGGAAAAACCGAAAGCGGCGGATATGACCCCCGCCGAAAGTTTGAAAGCTATGTATAACCGCCGTGCAGCTAACAACATGAATTATTGAAAGGGGTGTAATAAATGAAATTCAAGACAACACAAAAGGAAATCCGGGCAAATTACAATAAAATTATTTGCGTTCCCTATTGTGGATTACAAAATCTTTTGAATTATGAAAGCCCGGTTGCGTACACAGTACGCCGTGAGGGGTGGGCGGCTGATATTTACGATATGGGCGGCGGGGTTGCCATTGTAACAGGTTATGCCCCATTCGGAAATGTTCGCCCGTCTTATGAATTGCGTGAACGGTATGAAACGCAAGCCGAAAAAATCCGCTATGATTATAGCCTTTCCTATGAACAACAGCGGGAAAGCCTGAAAAGCCTTGCAAGGGATTTTATAAAGGGGGTTTGCAATCATGAATAAGCGTGAATATTGCGAAAGCCGGGAAAGCATTGCATATTATAGCGGCTTGAATGGGCTTGAAATCAAGGGTATTGAACACGGTATAGATGATTTCATCTATTGCGTTTCCGGGGCGTGGGGCGGCGGTAAAGCGTTCCATCGGTGCAAGATACAGTACACCCGGAAAGGGGCGGCGTTTTTCCGGGTGCATGGGTATAGGGTTTCACTTGATGAATGTATTAGAATGGGGGTTTAATTATGAATTATATTTTCAAAACAACGGCCACAATGAAAGAATACAATCATAAAAAATGGTATATTGACGCTAATATCATTTCTGATATGCGTATAAATGCGGATAGCGTGAAAAATGCGCTTGAAATCTACCGGGAACGGGTGGAAGAAAAACACTATGTTAACATCTCCCGAAATGCCATTAAAAACAAGTCGGAAATGTTCGTTGATACGGACAACGGCGCAAAACAAGTTGGTTATGTTATCACGGGAAAAACAGAGTTTGACAAGGGCGATTATACCGGATACAGTACACAATATATTGATCTGTGGGTGACAATTCTAACCGTTACTAATACGGTATTTTAACGGGAGCGAAAGTGTGTATTTAATTCTTTTATTGCTTTTGCTGCCGGTGCAAATCCTGATTGAAATATTGAAATTGAATAAGTGAACGCCGCCCCGGTGCTATTCCGGGGCGGTTGTTTTTTGCGTTTTCCGGCCTGATTTGGGCAACGTGAATGGGTGACGGGGGCGGGGGATATGCCAGCGGCAGCGAGGGCGGGGTGAGCTGAAAAATACCCGCAAAAAAATAAAAAGGCTTATTTACACTTACATATTGACAATTACATTTACTTATGTTATCTTATATGCAAGAGGTGATCTTATGATGACATTCAAAAACGCAATCGGCTATATCCGAGTCTCCACCGAGCGACAGGCCGATGATGACAAATACGGTATCGAGGTCCAGAAGCAGGCCATTCTTCTTTACGCCAACGACAACGGCTATAACATCGTAGACTGGAAGGTCGATGAAATCAGTGGTGCGAAAGATGACCGTCCCGGCCTGAACGAAATCCTTTATGGGGACGATGTAAGCAATCCTCCCTATGAAGCGGTGATCGTATTCAAGAATGACCGTGTGGCTCGTGATACCAAGCTGTACTTCTACTACCTGTATGTGCTGGAAAAGAAGAACATCAAACTTCTGAGTACGCAGGAGAGCTTCACAGAGGGTAGTGAGTTTGCCAACATCTACCGTGCGCTGCTTCAATTCGTGGCAGAGCAGGAGAGAAAGAACATCGCTCTGCGAACTGGCAAGGGTCGTTCCATCAAGGCTTCCTGCGGTGGATACAGCGGTGGTCGCCGTCCTTACGGCTACAAGGTGGTTGATGGTGTTCTTACCATTGACGAGCAGGAAGCTCCTATCGTGAAGTTCATCTTCGAGAAACACGAGGACGGCGTTTCCATGCTGGGTATCACGGAGCTGCTGGAAAAGGCGGGATACCAGACCCGTTCCGGCAAGCGGTTTCAGGTGTCCACCATCAAGAGTATTCTCGGCAACCGTCCTCTGTACGAGGGTATGTATAAATACGGCGACATGAATTGGGTCAAGGGTGTTCATGAGCCGATTTTGAAGACGGAGTGTTAAATAAATATGAAAGATCTTTATGGACTTCGCAGTGAAGACATAGATATGCTCAAACAGGCAGGTTACGGTGATGACATATTCTATGTTGGAAATTATGGAATATCCGATGTAACCGGAGAGCAACTTTTCTTTATTTCGTTCTATACTTCCGAGCAAAAGAATAAAGCCTATAAATATCTTTATGAAAGTAAATGAGGGGTAAGAAAGGTTGGGTGAAATGAAAAAGATGGCGTGGCTGATAGGGCTGGCGGTTATCGTGGTCTTCTTTCTGGTCGGGTGTTCTAAGAAGGACTCGGCTGAACCTGTTGCGTGGGACTCGGCTCTTTCCGAAGCCGGGTTTACCGATGACGAGATCGCAAGCTATCAGGAAGTGTTTGACACCGTAGGGGTGACTGATTTCCACGATGTTTCTATCGTAGATAATGACCCGATGACCGTGATTTGTGGTAAAATTTATGACAGCGAGGATTTACAGTTCAACGTGACGTTGGAAAACCACCAAATCATTTATGTGGAGCTTGCCGGTATTCCCGATACGAAAGCGGAAGCCTATCTGAATTGGCGTGGCAAAGTGAAATGGAAGACAGTGGACACGAAAAAAGCAGTCGAGCTGTATTCTGACACCGAGGGCGGCTATTTAGGGGTTCTGGATTGGGACAATAAGACGATTTCGGAGTATGAGGGCTGACACCATGAGATTTTTTCTCAATGTAATCGGATATTTCCTGATAATCAGTTCTATTTTGCTGGTTCTGGCGTTTGTGATACCGAAAATTCTATAATCGGCTTCTGCAAGGGCAGGAGTGACAGCCATAACGGGCTATCTGTGTAGAAATGCACAGGTAGCTCGTTTTTTGTTGGAAAGGAAATGCACATGAATTATGAAAAACTCTCCGGCTCTATCCGAGCCGTGATCGACCGCCGACCGGGAGATAATGGAGCGTACAGTGACCTCTTTTCTCTGTGCCGGGAGTGGGAAACCGAGGATTTCTCGGCGGCACATAAGGTAAACAAGGAATTGCTGGCACTCTCCGCAGATCAGGTAGTCCGGGGCGGCGGGGCGAAGTTCTATGAACAGTGGCGGCGGTGTCTTCTCTTTGAAGCACCCCATGATTTTGACTCCTTCATGACTTATATCGAACTCGACCGCAAGCCGGAAAAGCGGTTTTATGCCCCCCGCAAGCACTATCTCAGACCGATGGTGCAGGGGTTTCAAGATGTTCTGGACGGGAAGTTGCGCCTTTTGACGATCTCCATGCCGAAACGGGCGGGAAAATCTCAAACGGGTATCAATTTTGTGAATATGCTCTCCGGGAAGTTCCCTGATCGCTCGACCCTGATGGAAGGGACAGGCGATGACCTTGTAAAGAGTTTCTACAATGGTTGTCTGGAATACCTGACGGTTCCCAACGAGTACCTGTTCTACGATGTATTCCCGGACGCACGGCTGGTACAGACCAACGCCGACACGAAGACGGTGAACCTGAAAAGCAAGTCCCGTTTCCCCACCATCATGTGTCGTTCCATTGACGCTCGACAGGTGGGCTTGTCCGAAGCCACCAATGTCCTCTATCTCGATGACTGCGTAGAGGGTCGTGAGGAAGCGAAGAACCGCCAGCGGCTTGATGACAAGTGGGAAGTGATCTCCGGCGATATTATGGGTCGTGCCATTGAAGGTACGCCGATGGTCTTTACCGGTACTCGCTATTCCCTGTATGACCCCATCGGTCGTGTGCAGGAACACGCACAGCGGGAGGGGTGGGCTTGGAGAGCGATTGAGATACCCGCCCTCGATCTTGTGACGGACGAGAGCAATTACGAATACGAGCGGGAGGGCAAAAAGGTATTCACCACCGCCTACTTCCGGGAGCAGCGGGAGCTTCTGAGCGCAGAGCAGTTTGAGTCTGAGTTCCAGCAACAGCCCTTTGAAGCGAAGGGGCTTCTGTTCAACAAGGACGAGCTGAACTATTTCTTCGAGCTTCCTGCTGACCGTGAACCCGATACGACCATCGCCGTTGGCGATACGGCAGAAAGCGGCTCGGACTCGACCTCTATGCCGGTGGCGAAGATTTACGGCAG